CGTTTTGTAACTGTAGAGGCTGCATCTTTAGCTTTTGCTTTCTTTGCACTCTTAGTTAGACCTTTATCTACTTTGTAAAGATCTATAACACGAACTACAGAAGCTGGATCATCTGAGTTTTCGTACAGTGCATCTTGTACCCATTTAGGTTGTTCTTCAACCCAGTTATGAAATTCATCAGATGCACGTAGATCATCAAAATCTTCATGTGATTTACGTATTAAACTTTCTGCTTTAGTTCTTTCAGCTTCTGTTTGAATTTTATCAAACTCTTGCATACGAGCTTCAGCTTTACTAAACATCTCTTTAGCTTTTTTAGCAGCAATAGTTTCTACTATACCTGCTACATCTGGATACTCTTTTGACCACTGTTCTATATCTTCATCAGACTTAGGTGGTACAATAGATTCTTTTTCTAATCGTTTCTCAAAGGCTTTGAACTTATCGTCCCACTCCTTTTCTTTTTCTTGCATATGCCGTCTTAGATCGCCATAACGCTTTTTAAACGATTTTTCTTCAGCAGATAGCGTTTCTTCTTTAGCTTCTGTATCGGTCTCTTTCTTTTTGGAAGTTTCTTTCTCTGGTTGCTGTTCTTCGTCTGTTTCTCCACGTTGTTCAGCTTCAAGTTTACGAATCTCCTCTTCTTCCGCCTCCATACGGTTACGTTTCTTTTCGTAGTTGTAACCTCTGTCAACAAATCCTGCTGTTTTTTGTGTTTCTACTTCTGTTAATTCAGGCATATTTTTTCCTTTTCTGTTGGGGTCAGCCGAAGCTGAGTAGCCTTATTATTTTTTCTTTTTGCCTTTGGTCATTAGACCACCTTTGTTCATAGGACCAGTAATATCCGATCCTCCTGGACCTGCACCTACATCAGATCCAGCTTTCATTTGTGAACCAGAAAGTTTTTTAGCTGTTTCAGTGCTAACACCTGAAGCTTTAGCTTTTAATATTGCTTTTGCTCTACCTGATGATGTCCCTTTGCTAGCTTGATTTTGAGAAGCAATTATATTTGCTTTCTTTTTAGCAGAAATTGTAGGTACTTGTGATCTTTTAGTTTTACGAGTACCTGCTGCCCATGAGTTAACATCTTCATAACCAGTTCCTGCAAACACTCCATTAACTTTGTTTATAACATTCTTGCTTCTAGGTTTATAGGCCAAGTTTACAAGACCACCAGCATTTTCTAAGTAAGTGTTTATACCTTTTTGTATTTCAACAGCTAAATCTGCATGTTCTTTAGAACCCGCTTTACCCTTTGCTTCTGCAATAATTTGAGCAGCTTCCATATCATATAAACTATTTAAGCCTTTAAAACTTTGAAATGCTTCTGCTAATAATGCACCTGGTAATCCAGCAATTGCAAAACCTGCACCTTTTAAAAATCTACCAGAACGAGATAGATTACCTCTTTCAGCCTGAGCCACAAATTGTTTAATATCATCTACATCATTCCAATCTTTAAGATCTTGACCCCAAGGCTTTATTTCTTTATCTTCATCATCTGTTGTTACTGTAGAACTACTACCACCACTACCACTAGATTGTGATTTGTACATATTGTACTGCTCTAGTGTCATAGTATAACCATCAGCTATTGCCTTTGCTTTTTCTTCTTCACTACTTACAGATTTACTTTGACCAGCTTTGTTATATAAAACCATAGGAGTAAAAGTAGAAGTTTGAGATTGATCTTGTTTCACACCAGTATTAGAACTTCCAAAAAGGGAAAAACCTAAAGGTTGCCCTGTGTAAGGTTTATTTCCTGATGCAGATAGCATCTGTTGTTCAACCTGAGATTGAGGTTGTCCACCTAACAAATTAGACTGTGCTTGTGTAACAAGACTTGAGTCTTGATAGCCTCTAACTTTACCACCACCATACATCATTTGTGGATTACCTACAGCTTTATTAGCAGGTTGTTCAAGAACTTCTTGTTGTTGTTTAAGCTGCCCTATAGCACCACCTTGAGACATACCCATCATTTCTTGTATAGCTTGCATCTCTTCTGGAGACAGCTCTTCAGTATTCATTGGACCACCTGCAGGTACAGGCTCACCACCTATACGACCATTAGCTTCCATATCGGCTAAACCCATCTTAGCTTGATCTCTTAGATCCTCAAAGAACTTGACACCGTAGTATCTGACAACATCAGCAGGAACAACATACTCACCCTCAGAGAGTTGTGCAGGAATATCATCTCGTACTTCCTCTGCGAGAGAGCCAGGTGGTACTTCGTTTCCTGATACTGGATCTACGTCCATACCATCATCTGCTATTCCACCCTCATCCATGAATGCCATCTTCATTTGATCGTCCATTACTGCCCCACCTTCGTTAAATCCTGTATAATCCATATCTAGTTTAGCATTTTTAGCTAACACTAATGGCCCTATCTGTATTACTTCACTTGCTTCCCTTACAGGAACGTGTTTGTTTTCACCTGCTCTTACATAGAAACCACCCTGTCTACGAGGGTCAAAACCAACCTGTGTCCACTCAGGATCATTTAAATACTGTGTAGCTTTGTTTCTTATTTCATTTATATCAAGATCTTTTATATATCCTTGAACAGTAGCATAAGGTGTTTTACCTTTTTCACCTGTTCCTATTTTTTCACTAGTTTTTATAGAAGATATAAACTTTACAGGTTCTCCTTCACCTGCTGTATAGTGTATGGCTTTTGCATAATGTTTTCCCTTTTCAGCATTCTTAGAAGAACCTGTAACAATCCAAGTATCAAATCTATTGTAAGCAGGTATATCTAGTCTACCGTTAAATAAATCACCTATTTTAAGAGATGACTTATTTATCCCCATAGAAGAGGCATTATCTAATACAAAGTGTCCATCTTTTCTTTGTTCTTTATTTAAAGAAAAAACAACAGCTTTACTTGATGGCTCTCTTGGTAGTGCATCCCAAGCATCAACAGGCTTATAATTATCTACGTTTGCTAAATGTTGTTCTCTAGTAATTTTATTATCAAGTAAATCTTTTGTTGAATCCTCTAACTCAGGGGTTCGTATAGTAGGATTAACATCCCTAGATTCTTCAACATACTTTCTTACATTTTCTTGCCAATCATCTACAGTTTCTGCTTTATCAAACTCTGCCATTTTTCTTTGGTATTCAATGTTTGATAATTGAGGTGTTACTTCTTCTTCTTTAGGTTTTAATCTAATGTTACCACCTAATGAACCTAAAGCATCAGGGTCAACCTCAACACGTTTACCTACATCTAAAGTTTTTCTTGCACCTGCTTTTATTGCTGAAGCTGCTGCATCTCCTATTCCAGGAATCAAACCTATTATAGTTGCACCACCTAAAGCTCCTGCTAGTAAGTAGTTAGGGTCATCTTTTTGTAGTTCGTCATACACTTCTTTAGCAGCTATAGCGTCACCTATGACAGGTGTTAGTTCTGCTACAAACTTAGCTGCATCCATAAGAGTAATATCTTTTGCAGGTGCTGCATCCTTATCTATATATTTATCAACTTCCTGCTGCACTCCTTCAGCAGTGTAACCAAACATTTCCATTTGATCTTTACTCTGGTTTAGGTCCATTCACTTCATCCCTGAGAAACTTTAGCCTACGTAAAGATTTTGCTTCACCCTGTAGTCTAAACAAGTCTTCTGCTTTTAAGGTTTGTTCCATTTGTACGTGTATGTGATTTAGTCTTCGATCTAGTTCTTGATTCAGTGAATCCCAGATTTCGTGATTGTTTACTATTTGCTTTAGGCTCATGCTTGTCCTTCACCTGTGTTAGCTGAGAAACCCTGCTCTCCTGGGATTGGTGCTGTCCCTGTACCTATTTGCCCACCGCCTGAACCAGTTGTGTCTTGTACCTGTACACCTGCAGGAGCACCCTGTTGTGGTGCGTTAGGATCTACTTGTGGTGGTGGTGGTGGATTTTCTGCTTGAAACTTCTTGAGGATCTCAGCCTGTATAGCTGCATCACCCATAGAGTTTGTAAGTTTTTCAGGATCAAGATCCATAGACTTAGCAATCTCTCTGATAATATAATCCATTTTTGCAAAAGGTGCAAGTACTGGATTCTGTACAACGCCAAGAAATTGCATGAGTCTTTGGCTACGAACCTCGTTAGCCATCAAACTTTCAGTACCCTCTGCTTTAACTTCTAGATCCCCTTTGATTTCACTGTCGTAATCAAACTGCATATTAAAATGAAAGAAAGCTTTACCAAGAGGGCCAAGTAGATAGTCATCTACATTTTTAACAACAGTACGTATGCTACCGTTGGCAGCAGACATAAGCATAGAAATACCAGAAGCAGTACGGCCCACTCCTTGTACGCCTGTTTGACCATGAGCGAAAGAAGGAAAACCTGTTGATTCATCTGACAGCACCCTTGCTTTATCGAACATCTGCATGTTCTCGTTAGATACGTTTGGAAACTTAGTTACCAGGATAGATAGATAAGTCCTGCCCAGGCATAAGGTTAGTTTCGTCAATCTCAATAAGAAGATTACCAGACAGTGCAGCATTGTCCACACTCATCCTCATAAAACCATTCATGAGTGTTTGTGTATCATCCATGTTTTCTGCTATACCAATACCAAAGAACGAGTACGGATTTACTTCAAACGGTACTGCGTAGTATGGTAAGATAGCAGGGGTAAATGGGTTCATTACAAGTCGTAACACTTGACCGTTACAAATCCATATGTTTACAGATACTTGATCTTGATCTTTTAATTCCTTTGGTATCTCTACATCATGACCTTCTAAAATGTCTGTATCAACATAACCCCAGAACTCAAGGACGTTAAATCTTTCTGATCTAGTCTCTTGGTCTGCGTCTTCCATGACTTGTTCCCACCACTCTTTAGAGTAGGACTCACCAATCTCAATAGCAGTGTTGATTGCATTTGATCTGAAGAATGGTCTACGTTTTAGAGCACGTATCTGTGACCTAGACATTTTATGTTTTTCAATTACGTACTCAGCCTCATCCATGTTGTTAGCATCTGGGTCAGGATAAAAGTTCCAAATACTTACACTAGATGTTTGGGGTACGGTTTTAATAGTAGGGTTATACTCTCCATCTTCTGACCAAGAAGGATACTCTTTATCAAGAGCAAATGGACCCTTCATGATACCTGTGCCAAACAAAGCAGTTTCAAAGGCAGCTATACGTAATTGTTTCTTAGCATTTGATTCTTCTAGTTGATCCTGTATTTTCTTTTCCATCTTCTTAGCTGCAACCATAGCAGGATGGAAAGTAACTTTAGATGGCGTTTCACCTGGTCCTTCTTCTACCTTATCTTGTACAGGAGATAGTTTATCTTTTAAAGAACCTAACCTTTCCCTTAAATCGATAATGGTTTCACCAGGCTGTAATTTCATATTATCTTTTGGTAACGAATCACCAGACTCTTGAGCCTTACGCATGTTGCTGTCAGTCTCAAAGTTTACAGTATCAGAAATACCTTCTGGTAAAACAGTAGGGTTGATAGAAATAGGAAACTTGTTAGAACCAAAGAGAACATCTACAATTTGACCATAAGCTGCAAGAACTTTAGTCTTAGTTACCTTTACAAATACTCTAGATTTTTCAGTAGATGTAAACTGTACGTCAGGTCCGTAGATACCACGGTAATTTTGATATGCTTTTATCCAACGTTGTTCGTCTGAGTACCTAGCTTTATCTGCTTTGGAAAATTTATTTTCTACAAAGCCAATGACAGTTCCTACTTTACTGTCTGTTTTATCATCAGAGTCTTCTTTATCTTCTACGTAAGAGGACTCTTCATCGTCCATGTAAAGTTCTTCTGATTCAAAGATGTCATCTTCTTCCATTAGTTAATCCTTAGTATCCAAATGTGGGGTCTGAAGCTTGAAAGCCTGATCTTTGAGAGCTAGGGTCAAAGTCAAATACGTTACTTCTAGGTCTAGTCATAACACCATATCTAAGAGCATCGTATAAGTGGTCTTCTGAATTGGTATCTACATCTTCAGGGTTCTTTTTATCAAGGGGTATTGTCGGTAATTGATTGATAATATTTGTACAGCTATCAAATATAACAAGCCTTGGTTCCTCTGTAAACTCATCCACTTGTAGTCTTCTGTGTATCTCATTCTTACCCGATACACGAGAGCCTTTTGATCTATCTGCAGGTCTCCAACGACAACCTTTTAAGATCATCTGTTCTGCTAGGCTAGGTCCAGTATCTCCTCTTCTGTGCCATAGTGAAGAGTCTAGTACTCCATACCTTATCTTTTCATCGTCTTCTATGTCCAGGATCATGTCAGCCAAGTCAGTCGCTATGATTTTAGAAACATATAACTCTCTGTAGACAATTAGCTGTTCAGATCCTGGAACAACTGCTATCCATACAACTCCTGTGTGAGATCCATATCCGTAGTCACAAGCTCTAAACCTAGTCCAGTTTGACGGTATATCGTAGGGTTTGACTACGTGTATCTGTCTGTTAAATTCTGGAAAGGCTGAACCTTCATTTATATCCCAGTCACCTTCGAGTAGCTGTCTTCTTTGATGTTCTGGTAAGGATAGAAGGTTAGCTTCGTACATCCCATCTTCTGAAAGATATGGATTATCAAACAGAGTTGCAGGTATAAACTTTCTTTTAAATAGAGGTTCTCCCTCTCTTGTATGACCTTTAGGCCATTTAATTACTTCACCGCTTTCATCTGTAGCCCAGAATGATTCTCCTGGAGTACTGGGTTCTATAAAGTGTTTACGAACCCACTGATGTCCTGGTCCTCCTGGGTTAGACGTTGCCCTCATATACAAAGGAAGACCACTAGCTTTTGTAGCTCTAAGTCGTGACCTCATGTAATTCCATGAGTAGCTTGAGGGCCACTGAGTTAACTCGTCAAAGCCAATCCAGTTAAAGGCTTGTCCTTGGTATCTCATAACATCATCATCACGATCAAGGTATGACATCCAGAGTGTTGCACCGTTAGGTGCTACCCAAGTCTTATCTCTTTCCATAAACTTTATTCCTGGAACAGCCTTTGGGTAAAGTTGTTTGCTTACAGAAATAAGTTCTCGTAGCTCTTCTGTACTCCTACGAACAAGTAGCATTCGTGCATGTGGATTCGTAAAGTATCTAACTGGATCAGCCACCATCGAATACGACTTTCCACCACCTGCTGCTCCTCCGTATAGTACCTCTTGTTCTGTAGATGCTAGAAACTTAGTTTGTGGACCTGGGTTAGGTTCAAATATTACCTCTTGTTTGTCCACAGAAGGGGCAACACTCCCCTCTTTCGAGTTTGATGTAGCCCTCATCTGTGTCAAGACTTCTGGTGTTTCTACCACCAAGTCTTTTCTCTTCGATCTTCTGGCTTTTCCTTGCCGCTTCTTTATATTTTTTGGCATACTGCTTATAGTTCGAGGAAGCTCTACGCCTTTTTTCTTCCATTCTGACACGTTTGTATAACCCTACATGTGATATTTCTCTACCAGATTGTTTAGATAACCAGATCGCTACTTTTCTTACGCTGTATTCTTGAAGAAATAGTTTAGCTTTTTCTAGTAACTCTAACTCTTCAGGGATAGGTAACAGTAAGTCTGGATCTGTTTCATCTTGTTTATAACCAAAGGGTACGTGTCTTCCTACTCTTATGACAGGATACCATTCTCCTAGTTCTCCCCTGAGTGGTATCTGCCAGTCTACTTCGGTTGGGTGGTCTGCTGTTGTTGCTCTTTTACTCATCTTCTTTTGCAGGTAAAATAAATAAAGGTTCTGATGTTTTTACTTCTACCCTATCTGTTTTGGTAAATCCTGCACGATCTAGAATATCTTTAGCTGCTAACATCTTTTCTTTTACACCCAGATCTGTAGGATCTGCCATAACAGAAAACATTGTGTAAGCTGCTTTGGTTGAAGATTGTGCTATAAATTTCTTTGTAACATCTGCGATCTCATCTGTCAAGGTATTAACAACAGAAGTAGAAGCCACACTATCAGCATATCCTGCTAGTTTTTTAGCCTGTACAGGATCTCCTTTTGCTTCTTCAAAAAGAACCTCAAGGAATCTCTGTTGTTTTTCTGTCAAGTTTCTTGCCATTATGCCACCATATAAATTATAAAACCTAAAGTACCTGCACCTGCTAAAAGAAGAACACCTGAGATACCCCAAGTAATTATTGCTTCTTGTATCTCTGCTTTACGGTACTCTTGCTCTTTTTTTTGTTTACGTATCTTGCCCTCAGTGGCTACAAGCTCATCCCAAACCGATGGCCCATACGTAAAACTGATCCAGTCTTTTAGCTCTTTTCGCATGGCTTCAGCTTTCTTTTTAGCAGTGAATATTTCTAAAGCTTCTGCTTCAACAGAACCTCCCATAGCTTTCCACCAGGGAGGGTTCTTATTTTTCTGCTCTAAGTAGGATAGATCGCTCATGCTACTAGCCCACTGATTTAGTTGACCACCCATTTCTTGAAGATCTTTTCCGAACTGGAAGCCTTTCTTCAAAGCATTGAACGCTACGGTAGCTCCACCGATAATTGTTACTGGGTCCACGAGCCTCCTCCCAAAGTACTCCTAGTATCATTAAAGAAGTTATTGTGTTTTTCAAAGAGCTTTACCTGTTAGTATAACTCTTTCTATATCACATCTGCCTATGCCTAAGTCTCGTAGCTCTCTGTCAGTCATTCTGTAAAGTTGCAAACGTGCAATCTTACGTCTAGCTGATTTTGTTCTTGCTTCTACTATTCTGTTAAATAATCTTTTAAACATTTTCTATCCTCTGTTTATGTTAGCCCTAACTGGGTGAGGATAGTTATATTCAAATAGTTATATCATAGTAGTGACAAAAATGCAACTCCGTTATGTTGGTTGGTAATGTTCTTCGCCAGAAAGAATAACATGGAAGTCTGAACTAGAATCTTCAAACCCTACAATCTTATCTCCTGCAGACAAGGCAAGGTATGCCCCACCTTCTATAACTTCTTCTATACCGTTACCTGCAACACTATGTTCATCAATAATAAAATGATAAGTTGTTGTGGAAGCTTCATACCACTGAAGACTATATTTTTTAGTTGAAGAAGAACCACTTGATACATGTAAAAATTTAATCAGACTAACAAAATTATTGGGGCAAGTATAGATAACATTACCACTAGCTCCACCTGCAGTTGCAGTCAGGTCTTTAGCTGCTGAGAAAAATTTAGCGTCTGATAACATTGTCACTTGTTACCCATAACTTTCTTTACGACTTTTGTAGTCCATGCTTCGTTAACGTCAGGTGTAGAGGGATCATCCCCAACGAGTTGACCTTTTTCATTACGAGCACGTACCTTTACTTCTTCTGCCCCTTTTACAAATTCAAGGACAGCAGGATCTTTAGTGTGCCATTCTCCACGGATATACTCCGCAAGAACAGCACCGTATTGATCTATAACCTTGTTATCTTCTATTTTCATTTTTTAGCTTTCTTTTTCTTTTTAGCCGCATCAGCAAAACCCATAGGCTTTCCTTTGTTTATATTTTTTAAAATATCAGACTTTGGTTTAGAACCAACAAGAACCTCAACTTTTATACTACCGCTTGATGGACGTGTCTTTGGAAAAGGAGATGATCTAAGAGGTTTTTTCTTAGGTTTAATTTCTTTAAGTGGTTTCTTAAGATCTTCTGCATATACAGCAGCCATCACTTTACCATTTTTATCTGTGTAGTAAAGTGACCCTGCTTTCTTAGCTGCAGCAATACTTTTGTATTTACCTGCATTCTTTTTAGCTTCAGTAGCAGTTAAACCTTTTGCTTTAAGTTGGTTATTTAAATATTTACGTAATGTTACAGCCATTGTATTACCCTTTTATTTGTAAGTATTCTTAGGTCTAGCAATACCAGTGTTGATTTCGCTAGAAGACTTAACCATGCCGCCTACGTTGTACATAGCAACTTTACCACCTTTAGCGTAAGCTTTCTTCTTCATGTTAGCTCCACCTTTAGCCATACCTTTTTTCTTCATAGGCATACCACCCTTGTTCATGTAACCCATTTTGTTACGAACTTCAGTAGGTAGTTTCTTAAGACCTGTGTTACCTGCGCCAGGAGCTTTTAACCCTCCTGCTGCATAACCCTTTTTCTTCATACCCATTCCTCCTTTTGAAAAACCTCTTATCTCAGACATAGGCTCTCCGTATTTATCATCCATTGCTTCTGCAAAATTTTCTAGTTGTAGTCTATACTCATCAGGATCTTTTTTAAACATCCTCATCAATCTATCGTATTTAGAACGATCTGTTTTATTTAATCTTTTAGCCATTACTCTTCCTCACTATATAGATTGTTAAATACTCGTTGCGTATCCCATACATAGTCTACGTCTTCCTTTGAATTATATATGTGTTGGTTTGGTCTAAAGTCTGGAGCACCTTGTCCAGTTTCAAACCAAGCAGGGTGAGTTACTCTCACTCTATTATTGGGCAACGCAACCATGTTACCTGTGTATTCACCTGCATCTAGCAACTCAAGTACATGAGATTGTTTATGTTGTGCAGGGTCATCTGCTACTTCGTTGTCTGTGTAGTCAACAGTGAAGTAGTACTTTGCAGGATAGAACTGC